CTAATTCTACTTTCACTAAAGAAATATCAAAACAATTTAAAAGAATATTCCATAAGGATATGACTTTAGGTGGATTACAGGATTTACAGGACGAAGTTAATTTAATTAACCCTGTAGATAGTTACTTGGAAGATCAAGTGACTCAAATAAGGAAAGCAAATGGAAACAAAGAAAATGTTTCAGATGCAAGAGCAGTTAGACAAGAGTACACTCAAGGAAAAGGTGCTACTGGAAAAATTGTTCAAATTGAAACAGAAGAAAAAGGAGTTGGCTTTTAAACTTCATCATTTGAAGTACCATCAACCAATTCTTTAGAGAGGAAAAACAGAAGATATGAAAAAAACAATACTTACCCTAGCGATTTCTTGCACTCTATTATCTGCGTGTAGTTATAAACCCATAATAGATACTGCTGGACGATCAGGAACTTTCAATGAAGATAAAGCTAAAGAAATTACAAACGATATTCAACATTGTAAATACTTGGCCAAAGAAAATACTAATTTTATTTCAAACATTACTTATTGGACACTTAGCCCAACAATGGACACAAAGTATGAGTCTATTATGAGAAAATGTTTAGACAAGCGAGGTCATAGTGTTCTCAACTAAGAAAAAAATTTTAGCATATAAATGTGCTAGATGCTTTAAAGAAGATGCTTTAAAACTAGCTTGGTTTGTTGGCAGTAATTCTATCTATAGTGATAGCTTATTGTGTAATCCATGTTTTAAAGATCAATTTAATAAACTAACAACAACAGAAAAACAGGAGTGGTCATTTTATGAGAGTAAAAACTAATACAACAATAGAAGAAATAAACCATAGTATATCCAATCTAGTTGCTCAATGGGGAGTAACACCTGAGGATAATGAAATTATCTTTAATAAGATAGTTGGTTTGCAGATTAAAAAAATAAGGTTTATGCGTGGCAAAACTTTGACTAGATTAGGTAATGCACTTGGAGTTACATTTCAGCAAATCCAAAAATATGAGGCTGGTAAAAACCAATGTAGCCATATTAATCTTAAAAAAATATGCGAATATTTATCAGTAGATATTTCTTATTTTACAAAGCCTATTGATGATGCTAACTTAATATTAAATAATAAAGGGAGAATATCAAATGTCTATCACTTCAACAACCGACACGTGGCAAGATAGAAGAATACGAGCCATGAATCGTATAATAAAAAACAATAAGTTTGCATCTGAGCATCTAATTGAAGAATATGTAGGTGTGTTGCAATCTAAACATAAGACCAAACAAGAATATAAAAGGGAGATGTATAATGCCAATTCATAAGACAGAGCATGGCCACACAATAGAGTTTAACGAAGAAAAGCATGTGTATATCCATAACAATGAATATGTTGTGGGTATGAGTACTTTGCTTGGTAAGTTAGCTAGTCCACAATTAGAAAATTGGAAGATAAGCAATATGGTAAATGCTATTAAAAAAGAAATGGAAAGACAAGAAATTCCATTAGATAAAATAGAATCTATTGTTTTAAATGCTAAGACCAATGCAAAGAAACAAGGCGATAACATTCTTAATATAGGCTCTATGGTTCACAAATATTGTGAGATGTGGCTTAAAGGAGAAAAATTTACTGACCCAAGCGACCCTGTGGTTAAAGGTTGCTTTGAGAAGTTTAAAAGATTTTGGACAAAGCATAAGTTAAAAGTAGTGGAGTCCGAAAAGGTTTTATACTCTGAGAGAGGTTTCTGTGGAACTTTAGACTTAATTGCTAAAGACCCTCAAGATAACTTATGGCTCATAGATATAAAAACTTCAAAAGGCTTATTCTTAAACATGGTTCATCAGTTACATGGATATAAGTTAGCCTATGAGGAACAAACTGGTAAAAAGATAAATAAGATGTACATAGTTCGATTACCTAAAGATGGTGCAGATTTCGAGGCTAGACACATCTTATATAAAAAGGAACACCTGAAAGCATTTCTTGGATTATTAAGTTGTCATAAATCTGAGTTAATTTTTTCAGAGTCAGTACGAAAATACAATCAACTAAAAAAAGGAAAAACAAATGTATCAAAAAAATAATTATGATTTACCATTCTGTGGTTTATCAATGAGGCTATTCCCAACAGGTAAGCAATCTCCTAAGTATGAATATAGTGGAGAGGCTAGTAAAGTTAAATTTACTTGTAGCTTAACTAAAAAAAAATATAGCTTATCGCAAGTGAATGATTGGTTTATGACACCAGAAGTTCAAAAATATACTAAGGCTGGTTATGTCTTAAAGTATATGACTAAGACTCAAGAAAACAGTAACCCATCTCAATATGCTAAAAGTAATTTAGAGCAGATATTTTGTTTGGTTATGGTTAAACCTTATCAACCAAGAACTGATAATGTAGATGGCTTGAAACCTATTTCTCAGGCCATGCCACCTCATGCAACTCAATTTGCACCAGATCATGCAAAGCCAGTTGAACAATCAGATATGGACGACGAGATACCATTTTAATGACTAAATTATCTGACGCACAAGAACAACTTATTAGCGATTTCTACAACTTAAAAAAAGATTTCGCTATTAAGTTAGAGGAGATACAGGCATTGTATTTAGAATGTAAAAATCATTCCAAAACGATTGATAAATTAACATTAGAAAATAAACATTTAAAACAACAAATAAAACAATTAGAAAAAGAGGCAGAGGAGATGTTATTATACCCATGATTATTTTAGGTAGACCAATACATAGAAAGCATAATAAATGGATTGTATCATTATTAACTATTGTTTTATTATTAATAATTTTATAAGGAGAGCAAATGTTGTTAAGCAATAAGTCATACGAAGAATTAGAAAAAGCATCACAAGAGTGGGCTGAGTGGCACAAGAAAAGTATTATTTTAGAAGATGGTAAAAAAGCCATGTTCAGTAAATTGTTTCTTAAATATAAATTAGAAACTAAAACAGTTATTGAGGCAGAGCATAAAGCTAGAACAGATGCTGAGTACAGAGAAATCGTTAAGCAATATGCAAATGCTGAAGAAGAATTAATTAAAGCTAGGTATCACTATAACAACTTGGATAAATATATAAGTTTAAAACAATCTGAGTTAAAACGAGACTTAGCTTTGAATAGTAAAGTTTAACAAATTCTATTAGCGAAAGTTGATAACCATGCTCCATTTATCAGCTAATAGACAGAGTGGTCAGGGAGACTTGGCCACTTGTTAAAAAGAATTTTGGGAAGAATGAAGATAGTTTTTAAACATGGCTATCACTTTGAATTACCCCAAAATAGCTTTAGTGGTTTTTCTCTCTCTTACCACTAGAGTTTAAAGCTAGGGTAGGCACTCAACTGGTTCTGCTTACCCTAGTTTCTAGTAATCTCTAAATCTTTTAAATTAGTTTTTTCTGTGATTGGAGTTTCAGTATATTCGTAATCTACTATTTCTACATCTTCATGTCGTTCTAATTCATAAAGAGCATTTAAGAGTCTTGGTTTATTAGGTGCAGTATCTACAAAACGAAACGCAATCCAATGATTATAGTCTTTCCATCTTGATGATACTTCAAACTCTACATCTATAATTACTGCGTCTATGTCCATCAGATCATATTAGCGATTTTTAGATTTTATGAAATGCTATTTTTTAGCAGTAAATTTCTTGACAGTATTTACACCAAAACTAGCACCTACTATTGTAAGAATTATTATCCAAAAGTAATCACTAGCATATTCAAGTATTTCCCAGCCTCTTAGCATAGTTTCTTGAAATTGTGGGATAAAATGAAATACAAATATTAAACTAAATACAACAACTAACCATTCATCTTTAAAACTATTTTCTTGTTGTCTTATTTGTTCTACTGATACTGTTTTAACAGCTTCTATTTCTTTAGCTTTTATAATCTTATCTTTTTCTAATTTATGTTGAATTGCACCAATAGTTTTATTAGCGATTATCTTTGTTAGTGGGTTTGATAATAATTTAAGCCAGATCATAAATAAGTGTTAGCAGTTAAAATAATTAATGCCGACCAATATACCACAAGTAAAGAATAAATTAAATATAGGAATTTCATTGACTCCTAATATTCCTTATTTTTTATTTTTCAATAATTCTTTTGCTAATTCGCAATAATGGATAATCTTATTCCATTTTTCAGTAGGGTCTTCTCCAGCTTTATTTCGGAGTGCGTATTTTATTATATTACCCTGTATAAAATCAAGATTATTTTGCACTATAAACTCGATTGGCTGTATCTTATAGGCTTTATAATGATTGCCACCTATTTGCTTATCAATGGCTCTCTGCGTGGCTGTATGGGGCTTTAAA